TTAAAGCAGATTTGATTAATGAAGGAACTACTGCACCTATTACAGAATCTTCAGAATACAAAACGCCTGAAGGTTATATGGATGCTGTTAGAGCTGGATTCCGTCAAAGATTCAAAAGATAAAAAAATATAATAGAAAACATTCCGATATTGCTAAGATGCCAAAAGCAAAAGGAAAATTAAAATAAAACACAAAAAAAACACAACAAAAATGTATTTGTTAAACGAACAAGAAATTTTTTCTAAGTGGTCTCCAATTTTGGAGTCCGAAGTAGGAATTACTGATCGTTCTAAAGTTGAGTGGATGTCAAAATACTGTCATTATCACGAACTTTACGAAAGTAACTCTTATTCAGTTCTTGGTGCTGTTAACGGTATGGGAGCTACACGTTTCCCTGGTGACCCAGGCACACAAGACAATTTTTACACACAGACTACAGGTTCTGGTGATAAAGCTCACACATTGTTACCACTTGCTATGCAAGTTGCTGCACAAACAGTTGGTCTAGACCTAGTACCAGTTGTTCCTATGCCTGGTCCAATGGGTGTTCTTACTTACTTAGACTTTGTTTATGCTGGTGGTAAAACTTCTGGAACTGGAGATAACATCCCAACTTTAATCAAAGTTAATTATGGATCTACCTCAATTCCTGCATTTGTTGCCGGAGGAACTTCAGATACTATTAACGGTATTACTTTAGCTTATGTAGGAGCTTCTCGTATCGACGGTTATCCAATTTTCCACGTAAGAGGAACTTTATCTTCTGGTACTCTACTTACGGTTGCAACTACTGCAATCGGTGTAACAGGTATCAGTGGTGTAACTGGTGCTACTGATGGTTTAACTATCGAATTAGTTAAAGCTCTAGAAGATCACATTACAGGATTCTCTGGTAAAGCTCTTCTTGAGGAAGACTACACAGGATTCGATATTAACGATCCTTATTCAAGAAATGACGGTGAAGGTACGATGGATAACATCATGAACTTAAGTCTATTCAACAAATCAGTTGAAGCTAAGACTTTCCAAGTTGCTGCTGCAGTAACTCGTGAACAAGTTCAAGATTTGAAACAATTTGGAGTGGATGCTGTTTCACAAGTTGAATCAGTACTTATCAACGAATTGACTCAATCTATCAACAAAAACATCCTTGACAGATTGTTCTTCTTAGGAGAAAGAAACCATGAGTTTGTATTACGTACTCAAGGTCAAAACTTCTTCTTGAACTTAGGATCTACTGCTATAACTGTAGGTGCTTCTTGTTCATCTGCTACTAACTTCGGTGCTTATATTCAATCAACAGCATTGAGAAATGAAGTTGTAGCTGCTACTGAGGTTATTAACTCTGCTTCTGAAAACTTACATACCCGTCAAAGAAAGATCATGTCTAAGATCCTTGCTATCGCGAACTTAATCGCAATCAGAGGTCGTCGTGGTCCTGCTACTTTCGTAGTAACTAACGGTCAAGTATGTTCTGCCCTTCAAGATGTTGCTGGATTCATCCCTGCACCAATGGCTAACACAATCAACCAAATGAGTGGTTCTCTTTACCCAATCGGAACTCTTGCTGGTCTTGCGATCTATAACGATCCAAACCGTGCTTGGAACGATACTCGTTTCTGCGTTGGACGTAAAGGTGACGGTAACTCTCCAGGTCTTGTATTCATGCCTTACTTAATGGCTGAATCAGTACAGACTATCGCTGAAGGAACTATGGCTCCTAAAGTTGCTGTAAAATCTCGTTACGCTCTTGTTGAAGCTGGTTTCCACCCAGAAACCATGTATATGACATCGGGTGTTAACTTAGGCGCTTCATTAGGTTCTTTAGTATAATCCTAACTCTGATACTAATACTAAGGGCTCTCTTTTCGAGAGCCCTTTTTATTTGAAGTTTTTTTTGTGGATATATACTCAAAATAAGCATATAATAGAATATGAAATTAATATCTCCTCGAGAATATAGTGAATTAAGATCAGAACTATTTGAATTTGTTGTTCTTTGTAAGAAGTATGATTATCGTCCTAAAGAATCCGACTTTCATGAAATAATCAAATTTCTTTTACTTAATAGTCAACCGGCTGCTAGTATGAGTCGTTTATGCGAGTCTTTCGAAAAGACTCCTGATTACATAACAAATCACATGTTCAGATCTCTTATAGAGGATATCGAATCCATAAATGAAAACGAATTCACTGTAAAATCAGAAAAAGAATTCGAAGAATTCAGTCTTGTAGAATTTACCTCTTTCAAAGGAGACAGTACATACGATAACAAAAAAGATTTCGATTCCGCCGTTGGTATAGTTAAGACAGGAGCTATGGTTGCCGGTGGTGTTGCTTTAGCAGGAGTTGCCACCGCAGGAATGTATGTTCAATACCTATTCAAAAAAGGTAAATTAAAGAAAATGGTTCAGAAAGAATTAGATGCAGAATTAGCTAAATTAGAACCTTATAAAAAGTTAGCTCAAATGAAGCAACAAGCAAAAGACCTATCCGACAAACTTCCAAAAGACAAGAAAAAAGAAGTTTCTCTTACTGTCAAATACCCTACAATGGCAGAAGGTCCTGAATTAGAACCAGTACCAGAACCTAATAAATAAATCAACCCTCTATAAATGAACAATATCGATAATCTATTATTGGAAGAATACGAAAACTATCAGAACTTCCAATTAATGATGGAATTCATAGAATCTGTTTCTGATGAATTCGATATAGAAATTACAGAAGACACCACAGTAGAAGAACTTCTAGAAGCACTCGAACCCTTCAAATACGAACTATGGGAAAATGATTTGTATTTTGTTTTAGTTGAAGCTGCTCAAACTCCGGCACAAAGAAAGGCTGCCAAAATGAGAGCCAGAAAAGCAGGACCTAAAAAAGAAAAGAAAGCTAAAGTAGAAAAGAAACCTAAAGCAGAAAAACCTAAAAAAGAAGTCTCTAAAGATAAAGAGAAACCCAAGAAAGAAGAACCTTCTAAAGATAAAGAAAAATCTAAAGACACTGAAAAGAAAGGAGAAGAGAAATCTCCAGAATCAAAAGGAGAAGAAAAAGGAAAAGAAGAAGGAACTGGAGACAAAGACGCTAAAAAAATTGAAAAAATCCAGAAACAGTTAGATGCTAAGAAAGAAGAAATTTCAGGATTAAAAAAACAAAAAGAAAACGTCGATTCGGATCAAGATCCGGAAAAGGCAAGAGATATTAAATTACAAACTCTACAAGCTTCTGCTGAAAAAAGCGAATTGTCTGCACAAAAGAAAAAGATAGAAGGAGACGATAATGCCGGAGAGGTTGCAAAACTTGCTCAACTTAAACAAAAAGAAGCAGAAGAATATGAAATTCTTTCTAAACTTAAAAAAGAATTAGAATCTTTAGGAGAAGCAGAAGGAGGAGAAGAGGATAAAGAGAAACTAAAAGAGAAAATAAAAGAGACTAAGATTAGACTCTTACAAGCTCAACTTGAGAGACAGAAAGCTCAAGAAGGTATGGCTGATGGTGAAGGTAAACAAAAATGGACGGATGCCGCTGCTAAAACTCAAGAGAAAATAGACGCTTTAATGAAAGGCGATGAAGAGAGTACCGATACCGAAGAAACTGAAGAAGAAACAGGAGAAGAGAAAGATCAAGCCGCTATAGATGCTGCTCAAAAGAAGGTCGATGATATACAAGCGGAAATGGATACCATCGAAGGAGAAATGGATAAATTGATGGAAGAAGATCCTGATCTAAAATCCATGATTAAAGTTGCAGGATTGGCCGTGAAGATGAAGAAGAAAACTAAGGAGAAAGAGAAAGCTAAAGAGGAACTTGCAAAACTTAAAGGGGAGGAATATGATCCTAAAGACACGGAAGCGGACATACAAAAGGCAGAAGATGCTTTAGAAAAAGCTAAAGAAAAAGGAGTTGACACTGAAGAATTAGAGAAAGAGGACGAGCTTACTAAGGCTAAGGAAGAGGGCTGGGAAGAAGGAACTCCTTCCGAAGAAGAAAAGGATCAATACGAAACCAAAACAATAAAAGATAAAGACGGTAACGAGGTGCCTCTTAAAAAGAAAAAAGAAGATACTCCAGAAGACGATGCAGCAAACGAAGAAAAAGTAAAGGCTTTAGAGAAAGAAGTTGCAACTTTACAATCTACCGTCGATAATGAGAATTTAGCTTTAACCAAATTAAAAGAGAAAGATCCTCCTGCAAAACCTTCGGAGATACAAGAGCAAGAATTAAAAATTAAGAATGCAACAACCGAATTAAGTGCAAAACAAAAGGAGCTAGCTGAACTTCAAGGAAAGAAAACTTCAAAAGAAGACATAGAATCCGGTAAAGGAACTCCAGACCAGCAAAAAAATCAAGCAGAATTAGAAAAAGCTAAAGGAGAATTAATTGATCTTAAGGAAAAATTAGCTGCAGAAAAAGATCCGAAGAAAAAAGCTATAATTCAAGGAGAAATTGCTGATAAACAAGCAGAAATTGCAGATATCAAATCCAAAGGTAAAGATGCATTCCCTCCTGGATATGATACTGAAAAGAAAACTGCTAAAGAAGAAGCTCTAGATAAAGCCGAAGAAGAAGAAAAAGATGAAGATAGTATTGAAGAGGAATTAGAAGCTTTATTGTCTAAAATAGAGTCTCTAGAAAAACAACTAGAAGATACTAAGGACGGGAAAAACGAAGAGATTAAAGCTCTTATGGACGAATCTAACAAGAAAGCTGGTTGGAATTTAATGCTAAGATCCAAGCTTTCAGCTTTACGTCTAAGAAATCGAGAAGAATATAACAATGCAATCGCTTCTATTAGTGGAGGAGATCAGGCAGAAGAATTCGAAGAAAAAGCTAATAAAGCTGCCGAAGATGCGGATGAAGCAGAAGCAAATCTTGATAAAGCTGCAGATGGACAAAAGGATACTCCAGAAGCTAAAAAAGCAGAAGAAACTATAGAAACGGCCAAGAAAGAAGGAACTGATCCCGAAAAAACACCAGAGGCTAAAGAAGCAGACAAGAAAGGAAATAAAGACTCTAAGGAAGGGGCTGCTAAAAAACCGGAAACTTCGGGAGTTTCCGAACCTACAGAAAAGAAATCGCCCGAAGAGGCTGCTAAAGAAGCCAATAAATTTAAAATTGAACAACTCGAAAAGAAATTAAAAGGTGCTAAAGAAGCTCTTAATAAGACAGATGATCCTAATAAGAAACTTGCAATTAATAAAAACGTAGAAGCTCTAGGAGCTGCTATTAAGAAATTGAAAGAGTCTTTAGAATTTGGTATAGACCCTGAACTTTTCGAACAAGAGTTATGGGCTATTGAAGCTGCTATGATAATGCTAGAGAGAAAAATAGACACGGATTTTTACGATCATCTATATGATTAATATAAAGAGACAAAATAAAGGTCGAGCCAAGACTCGTTTTGGCATTCTACTTTCTTCACTTCCTCCTCGATATCAAAGAATCCTTTTGAAAAATGAGGTAATTAAGAAGAATGCAGATGACGATCAATTCTTAAATTGTCTATTTCAGATGGAAGAAGCAAGAATTAATATATCCTATAATCAAAGACCGTTTGTTAATCTAGAGACCCGAGAGATATCCACGTATTCAAACGTGAAGGACTCCTATAAAATACTTGATTGGACCTGTGCCTTTTGTAAAGCACCCATAAAGTCTCGAGTAGATAAGTTTAATTCTGAGAATTTTTGCTGTAAGAAGTGTTATACATATTACATAAAAGACAACAAAAAAGTAAGTCAATTAGTTATCGACTCGATGGTTAAATTTGGAGATCACTACAAGAAATTATTACGAGAAACCCAACAGAAATTCATAAAATACATTAAAAAAAATGAAAAGAGAAATTCTCTACTTTAATGAATTTAATGCTTTGAATGAAGCAAAAAGTTCTAAAAAACCCAAAACTAAATTGGTTCTTCTTTCAAATCTAAGTGAAGAATCATATACAGTTCCTGCCGTTGAAGCGGAATGTAAAAAAAGAGGAATTGAATGTCGAATAATAGATGTATCTACCGCTTCTATTATTCCTGACAAAAAAATGAAATACGACTTTTTAATCTTCGATACCAAGAATAAAAAGCCAATGGGAATATCAGTAGACGATACTGCAATTCTTACTCGTAGGGGAGTTGTTTCTTCGACTCATACAAGGGATATTGTATCAACTTTAGAAGACAATGGATTCTTTGTTGTTAATACTCTTGATTCAATAATGGCTTGTGAAAACAAATATGTTACTTCTAAATTGCTTATGGATTCAGGAATTCCTGTTCCTAAGATGGCAATAATAGAAAACGAGGAAAAAATCGATCAAGGTGTAAAAGAGGTTGGTGGTAAATTCCCGGTCGTTATTAAGTTACTTTCCGGTTCTCATGGTATTGGAGTTTCTATAGTTGATTCTTATGGATCTCTTAAATCTGTACTTCAAACTATATGGAAGCTGGATAAATCAATTGAGATTCTTATTCAAGAAAAAATCAATTCTGAATATGATTTAAGAATTCACGTATTGACTAAGAAATTTAATTCCCCTGTTCCAGAAGATACCGATGCTGTTCTTCTTGGATATATGAGAAGAAATAGAGTCAAGAAGGATTTTCGTACAAATTACTCCTTAGGAGGAACCGTAGAAAAGACAAAAGTAACTAAAGAACAAGGAGAAATTGCAATTGCCGCTGCAAAAGCCATAGGATGTAATTGGTGCGGTGTCGATCTAATTGTAGATAAAAAGACAGGTAAAAATTATGTTCTCGAAGTCAATTCTTCTCCTGGAACTCAAGGATTAAAGAAGGCTACTGGAATTGATGTAGTTGCTGATATTGTAGATTTTGTAACGGATAAAACTAACTGGATTCGTTCTAAAAAAGTTGTAGGTTTCCGTGAAGTAGTTTACGTTGAAGGTATTGGAGATTTAGTTGCTAAATTCGACACCGGTAATGGATCTCTTTCATGTTCAATGACTTATGATAAAGCCGAATTAAGTGACGATAAAAAAGTTGTTAAATGGGAATTAGGAGGGAAAACTTTTACTTCAAAGGTTATTGGCTTTGCTAATGCTGAAGTAGGATCCGAAACTCATGAAAGACCTATCATCGAATTGGATATGCAATTTGCCGGAAAAAATTATAAAGATGTTCATGTTTCTTTAGTAGACAGAAAAGAAAAATCCACAAAGTTCTTGGTAAATAGAAAATTCATGGAAAGAATTGGTTGTGCAGTTTCTCCGAATAAAACTTTTATAACAACTACATTTGACGGTGAATATGCCGCAGGAGACGCTAAAGGAGATCCTCATGCAGGAATCAAATTCATAAAAGATTAAAAAGAAAGGTCAGTTTTTAACTGACTTTTTTAGTTTTGATATTAAGATTATCGAAAGAAGAGATCCCAAAGCCATCGGAAAGTAAACCGGCCATTTCGGCCATTGTGTGGGCAGCTCATGTAACATCCATAAGATATTCATCATAATCCAAGCGGATAAAGTTAAATTTTCTAATCTGTCTTCTGGATGTTTATAAATCATCCAAAACATTAGACCTATTGTAGGAAAGATCATAACAATTGCAGGTATAGTCAATTGAAGGCACCAAAATGCATCTTTCAAAAGCCAACTAACGATATGTAGCTTGTTATGAATGTCTTTTATATTCATGATCCAAGTAAATTTTTTCGGTTAATTCGAATCCATTAAATCCTTCACAAGGTTGACCGTAAGCTCCAAATTCTCTAAACACCAACCAATCTCCTATTTCCAACTCCTGAAGGTGGAAATTTTTTCCCAAACAGTCTAAGCTATCACAAGTATTTCCCCAAAGAACTGAAGGATAAGTCTCTTCTTCGAAAGGTTTAATGATTTCAGGTAGAGGTTTTCTAGCATCATAAATCACGGAGACGAATGAATTGTATACTCCGTCATTTAGAATATAATGAAATTTGTTATTCTTAAGAGACTTACCTATAATTCTACAATAAATATCTATAGAGGATTCACAAAGAAATCTGCCAGGTTCAGCTATAACTTCTGTATCTTCGAAAGAGTATTTTTCGATAGATTGATTAATAACTTTAGCACACTCTTCGAATGTTTTCCCGGTAAATCCTCCTCCCAAATCTAAAAAATTCATATCGAATCCAAAAGTCTTGGCCATATCAAATATCTCTCTACAAAATCGAATTGAAGTTTCGAATATATTAGGATTATGACACATAGACCCAACATGAAAGCTAACACCTATAAAGTCCAATCCTAACTCTTTTGCACGTATCAATACACCAAGAGCAACCTCTCGAGTTGCTCCAAATTTTTCTGAAAATGAAATTATTGATGACTCGCCAGAATCCACTTTTAATCTTAGAACAAGCTTAGACTTTTTTTCTTTATCGATTTTAGCTATTTTTTCTAATTCATATACGGAATCTAGAGTCATTCTATAGACGCCATTTTCTATTGAGTATTCAATAAAATCAGGTTGCTTAAAAGGATTGGCATAAATTATTCTATCTGCCGTTATTCCCATGTCTAGCATGGTTTTTATTTCCTTTTTACTCGCACAATCATAACCTATATTATGTTGTAATGTGGCTTCGAGAATTTTGTTGTCTGGATTCGATTTTATGGCATAAAATGGTTTAACTCTAGGTAAAAGAGATTTCCATTTTTCTATTCGATTGGATATTTCGCTCAAATAAATTACTTGAACTGGTTCCTCTCGCTGTGGAGGTTCATCGAACTTTTTCATCCATTAAAAAAGCTTTTTTTATGTTGTTTTAATAACGTATTTATTCGAAAACTTCAAAAAAATAAACCACAAACCGTTAATAACGTTAACAAAAAATTAACAAAAATTTAATATAAAAAATTTTTTTCTTTGGAAAATTAGTATTATTTTTATACTATAAATTTAATACACAAATATGAAAAATCTTAAAAAGCTCGGGTACTTGTTAATGACTATCACAGGATGTTTTTTAACCTACTTTATGATGCAAGGAACCTTGCAAAATCATATTCATTTTGCCGGTACTCTTAACGAAATCGGTTTTACTCTTTGCTTAATGGTTCTTACTTTTATTTCTGCAACCTACACAATTTCTGAATAATATGAACCAAGACAGATTTCACAACCTAGTTTACATTCTTTGCGGACTTACTTTATCTCTTTATGTTACTGCATCTATCATGAGAATCATAGCATTCATCATTTCATAAAATATATATGAATCCAAAAAAATTATTATGGACAGAAAGATACCGTCCTACCGAACTAGATGAATTGATCGTACCCGATCGAGTGTATAACAAGCTAAAGAATGGCGTTTATCAAAACCTTCTTTTTTATGGCGGTCCTGGTTCAGGAAAAACCTCTTCTGCCAAAATTCTTGCATCTGGACATCCTTCGATGTACATCAATTGCTCTTCGGAAACTGGTGTAGATGTTGTTCGATCCAAGATCACTGAATTTTGTTCGACTCTTTCCGTTATTGATGGCGAAAGAAAGCTAAAGGTTGTAATCCTCGACGAATTTGATGGTGTATCGGATCAATATATGAAAGCTCTTCGTGGAACCATCGAACAATTCCACTCAACTGCTCGATTCATAGCAACCTGTAATTACTTCAACAAAATTCCAGATAACATTCAATCTCGATTTGAATGTATCAACTTCGATTTTTCTGATACAGAAGAAAAGGAAATTGAAAAGAAATACTTTAAGCGAGTATTCGAAATTCTAAAAATCGAAGGAATGGAAATTGAAAAAGACGCCCTTATTGAATTAGTTCGTCGAAAATTCCCTGATCTTCGTGCCACTATCTCTATTCTTCAAGGATATCATGCCGAAGGTCGAACTAAAATCTCTTTAGAAGACGTTCAAAAATTCCAAGGTGTATTTAAGGACTTGTATCAGCATATCTTTAATCCAGGAAACGACGAAGTAAAAAATTACCAATACATCGTTTCTAATTACTCTTCTAAAGTAGATGATGTTATTCAGGCTTTAGGTCAAGAATTTATCGAATACATTCAAATGGAACATCCTAATAAAGTTCACAAAATAGGTGAAATATGTTTCGAAGTTAATCGACATTCTTACGAAAGTCGTTTTGTCATCGACCCTGTTATTACCATACTTTCACTTGTTTATAAAATTCAGCTTATTCTTCGATCCTAGTAAAGGACATATATCAAAAATTGTTAATAACTTTAACAAAATTTAACACAAAACATTTTTTTCTTTGGAAAATTTGTATTATTTTTATACTATAAATTTAATACAAATGAAAAACATCAATTTATCTTCTCTTTCGGATATCGAACTAAACGATTTACGTTCGCAAATTGCAAACGAAATTAATCTTAGAAAATTTCAAAAGCTCGAACGAAATAAGCAAACTATTTCGATAGGTTCTTTAATCAAAGTTAATCACCCAAAAACATCAGGAAAGATTTTCCGAGTTATCTCTATGCGAAGAACTAAAGCTTCTATCGAAAATACTACTAATCCTAGAGAAAAATACACACTACCCATTACCATGATGGAATTAGCATAATCACTTTTAATCCAAAAAATATGAAAAATACAATTCAATTTCCTGAGGATTTCCGAGTTTCTGAAAATCCATTTCTTATGTTTGCAGTCAATTACATTTACGTTCGAGAAAATGGTTCTATCATCTCAGTCCTGAAAAGCGATAAAGGAGATCTAGAAGTTTGGGATGAACGATATATGGAAGATATTGAAATTATGTCCTTTCAAGAGTTTTTCGAATACCTTAAAAAGGAACCTCTTCGAAAAATGTACTCTGAAATCAATTGGAATTAATCTACATATAATTAAAAAAATCATAACATATGACCGGTAAGTACACCCTTATATTCGATGGTAACTTTTGGCTACACAAAACTTATTTCATCGGTCAAAAAATTAAAACAGGCAAACCTTTTAATTTCATCGACGAACCCGAAGCCGATAAAAATCTTCTTCTTTGGAAATTGGCCGTCGATTTCTCAGCCGAAATTCGTAGATTCGAAGGTGTCGTAAATCGAATTGTTTATACTGTCGATTCTTCTTCGTGGCGTAAAAAATTCCTAGATCAAGAATACAAAGCAAATCGAGTAAAATCCTCTTCAATCGATTGGTCCGCTATTTACGATGTACATAACGAATTCGTAAAATCTCTCGAATCTCTAGGGATTATTATTAATCGAGTTCATCAAGCCGAAGCCGACGACCTTATCTTTGCATGGTCTTCTTACCTAAATCAAAATGGCCAAAATGCAATCATTATTTCAGGCGATAACGACCTTTTACAATTGGTTAATATGGACAAATCATCCGGTGCAAATACAATTTATTACAATAAATTCGATAAAGACCTTCACGTCTTTCCTAAATTCGATTCTTGGCTTAATCAAGAAGAATTAAACACAACTCAGGATATCTTCAATTTACCTACCGATATACTCAGCAATACAAAGCAACAACTACGAGATATTGTTAAAGGAAACAAAATGAAATCTCATGAGGTAAACGTAAACGAATTTATCTTTAAGAAAATTCTAGTTGGCGATTCAGGCGATAATGTTCCGCCCTTACATACCGTTATCAAAGAAACTAAACGTGGTCCTATTACATATCGAGTAACCGATAAACACGTTTCCGAAATTCTTAGCTCTTACAAAGAAAATAAAATCTTCGTAAATAACGCTCACTTCTTCAACGAAGAAAACATCCAAGAAATCTGCGAAATCGCTAAACGAGTAATTAAAATCGAAAAGCCTATCGAAGAAATTATTCATAGATGGAAAACTAATCGAGACCTTGTTTATCTTCATATTAATTGCATTCCTAACGAAGTTTCCGAAGCAATGTTTCAAAAAATTGAAGAAAAAACTTCTACTCTTTCAGCATCTGAAATTCATGGAATTCTCGATAAAGAACAAATCCTTAAAGGAACTTCGTATACCAAAGAAAAGAAAACCGAATTTAACGAATCTGGTCTATTTAATTCAATAGGAGTGGAAAAGACAAAATCCGAAGTTAAAATTAACGAGGCTCCTAAAGGATCTTTCGATGATGGATTTTGGAATGATCTTCTAAAATAATCATTTCATAAAATAAATAAAAAACATGGACGAATTTTCAAGAACTCGTGCCGGTATGAAGTTTCTTAATGTAGACCTTCCGGCTATAACAAAACAATTAGAAAGAATCGCAGAAGGATTAGAAAAGAAAAATCAAATCGAAGAAAAAAGACTTCTCCTAGAACAAAAAAAATATCTTAAGGAAAATCGTGACTCTAAACTGGAAGATGCACAAGAATTCATTAAAGACATAAAAGAAGAAAAGAAAAAATAATGGAATTATTTGAATTTGTTAAAGTTCTATTTACCGATCCCATGAAATTTTCGAAGATAAAGTCTTCAGATAAAGGTCGACATTTCTTTATGGTTCAAAGGTTTATGTCGATTAAATTTCCTACGACAGCACAACAACTAAATCGTGTAGGTATGAATGGATCTGCCGTAATGGACCTATGGCAAATGATCGGAATGCGATTTAATGGAAGAGTCCCAGGTTGGATATATACAAAGACCAAAAAAGTCGAAAAGAACGAAAAAATCTATAAACCTGATCCTGAAGCTGCAAAGATATGGATGCAACGAAACGGATTAACTGAAAGGGATCTTAAAGATGCAATTCGTTTCTACCCTGACGAAATGAAAAAAATCATTTCGTCGATTGAGAAACAAATTAAAATGTATGACTGATGAATTTAACGAAGATATGATTACAAATGTCATAGATCCTCTTATTCTCGAAATTTATCTCTACAAAAATAATTACAAAGACCGAATTCTAATATCTGAGCTAAAAGAAAAGGCTCATTTAGTAAAGCTGGATTCGGATATTTCTAATTCGTTTTTTGTTAGAGTTGAAGATGTTATATCGGTTCTAAATACATCTTTTAAGAAAGATATTCGAGGTTTCGAATCTCTTAGTGGGAAGTCTTTGAGTGATAACGTAACATCGATCTATTTTATCGATAACATAATAAAAGAATTCGGCACTCTTAAATACTTTAAAGTCAGCATTTCTAATTCCGAAGTTTACTCGAGAATTAGCAAAGACTCGATATATTTTGACTTTAAAATTATACATTCTCGAATAAATTTCACTTCATTTTGTACTCCTGAATTTCTTGAAAAATGTCAAGAAATCTTTCAAAAAATCGGTGTATGGAAGAGAGATAAATTCGATAAATCTCCTTATTTTGAAATATCTTCTCAGGATTTAATCGATCGATTAATGAAATACGTTCATACTATCGAAGATGAAGAAGAGGTTGCTTATGTTGATAATATACTTCTCATATTAGGTTCCAAGATAGAAAAGGATAATCCTGTTCTACTTGTTATCGTTGAAAATTGATATATAGTAAAAACAAAGAATAGAAATGGCAGGAAATGATCCACGAATAGAAGAAATTTTATTGGCTCTAGAACTGATCAAGAAGAAACTTCCAAATGGTGAGTTAGAGGTGATTAAGCAATCTATTCAAAGTTTAAGTGAGGACCAAAAAATAATAAAAGAGGACCTCGAATATTTTAAGAAAAGACTTTTTAATCCAGACGACGGAGTTATTGTAAGAATAAATAAAAATTCAGATTCTATTTCGAGATATGAAGATACAATAGACGAAGTTCCTGAAATCAAAAATAAAGTCGATAATCTTGAACAGTGGAAAGATGGTGTTAGTAGAGCACTGTGGATCGTTTACACTTCATTAGTTGGTATTATTATTTCTTTGATTTTTGCCGCTATAAACAAATAAGGCAAATTTTGCATGAAATACACTCTCAATATAAATTCGAATAACATCACGTATAAAGAAGGCGACTCTCTATTAGTTTCGTTTTCTGAGCCATTTCTGTATGTTGATTCTATCAATTCGATAGAATTTGATTTAATTCCTTTAGATACTTTAGAGAATGGACATAATGTTCAAATCAGATGGTCTTATGATACTAAACAACTAGATCGTGCTTCAGGAAAACCACATATTACTTGGTCTTCTTGGATTGATTTTAGAGTCGGTGGAGTAAATACAAATCATCAAGAAATATACGAAGAAATTCTAAAAAATAATTCTTTTGATCTACAACTAAGATTTGTAAGAAGAGGATCTGAAACCGGGGCAAGAAGAATTGAAACTGTTGTTTTGGATTTAACTCACGGATCTGCACCAGAGACACCTCAAAAAGCAGGTGACTTATTTCCGAATCAATCGGCATGTAAAGCCAATTCTTGTGTTACTCCTAATTTTAATTCGGGAGTCTCTTTAAATTGTAATTCCGATACTCTTTTTAGACCTTATGACGCAATGGGTCCTGGTATACAACTATGGAAAGATCTATCATGTGCAGTTTCTGAAATGTTCGGACATTGTGTTCGATACTTCAAAACTCAAGCAAAAATAGAATCAGCAGATGCGGTTCTTAAGGAATACTCTCTATATGAAGTAACTGACGTAAAGGATATAAAAATTCTAGTTCCAGATAATGCACTTCCAGATAACGCTATTAAATTCATGCCATTTGATATGGATTTTGGAGATGGTATCGAAGTTCATATAGTTAAAGAACATTTCGAAAGAGCATTTGGTTTTGATGATCTACCTGAACAAAAAGACTATTTGTACTTTCCTTTAATCGATCGTTTATTCGAAGTTCATTCAGCCTATTTGTATCGAGATTTTATGGCTGCCGAAGCCTACTATAAAGTTATGCTTTATAAATGGCAAGACAAGGCTAATGTCATGAGAGAAAATCCAGACATTGCTAAATATGTTGATGATCTTACAGAAGACTTTGATGAGATTCTACAACCAGAGATCGATAAAGAATTTATAGATATTACGAAGCCGATGCAATATGAAACTGTTGCGGTTGGTGGATTTGATAAAGTTAGATCTAGCATAAACACCATTCTTAAAATAGAAGTAAAAGACCTAACAAATTACTTTACGGTTGTAGGTAAGTATTTTTATGACATGAAAACAGCAATGAATTGGAATGACTTGGCAGTTAAATATAAACTTCCCGTTAATAGAAAAGCAGACGAAAATACCGCATTCACTATGTGGTTTAAGACTACCAAAACAGTTTTTAGTAATACATCGACGAATACTTACGACACTCTTCTAGAAGGTTATAACGATATAACCGAAAAGGGTTATCGATTTACTTTAGATTACGTTCCCGGAACAACAGCTGATTCAGCAATCACTAAATCTATTACCATTAAAATCAACGATGAATCTCTTACTTTCGATATACCGGTTCTTAACCCCGAGACCTGGTATGGATTAGTGATTAATCATCTTAACGAATACTCTCAAGTAGCTGTTTATCTTTGGGAAATGAAATACAATCCTAATCAGCCTAATCAAAATAAAACTACAGACCTTAAACTCATCTACTCAAGTAATTCCGCAATAACACCATCCGAAGTAATTAGTGGAGGAACCTTCGAATTAAGAGCCGGAACTATCGGTATCACCAATGTTAGAGTTATGTCAGAAGCGGTAGAAGAAGAAAAACAGGCACTATTCTTAAATCAATATGTAGTTAGAGAAGCCAGATATGGACTTCTTATAGACAATGCTATTCCTCCACTGAGAATGATTAAGGAATACGTTCGTTAATCATTCATATAATAAAGAAATCGACTATGATCGAAGAACAGAATACAAACGATAATCCGGTTAGAAAGAGTATTGATGACTTATTAAATGAAGATAATTTACCTACAACATCAAGTTCGGGTTTACCTGCATTTAATGAGCACGAACCGATGGATTATGCAGTAGCAAAAGGAAACGCTACAAATGATGCAAAGAAATTAATGAATTCTCTTTTGAAATTTTATCTTTCACAAGACTTAATTAAGAATAATGAATATGTTCAGCTAAAAGCAAAAGTTGATACGATGACTCTTGCTAATTTGATTAATCAAATGGAAATTGCAGAACATGCAATAACAACTTTAATGAGAACTATCGATAGCGGAGAATTTACTCCTAGAATGTTCGAAGTTCTTGGAGGCCTTCAGAAGACGATGTTGGATATCATGAAACATCAAACTCTTCATATGATGGCAGCCGAAGAAAATATGAAAAAAATAAAAAGAGATATTGACATTTATTCAGATACCAAAGCTATAGACATAACTGATATAAAAGGAATATCTGTAAATCGAGGAACTCGTAATCTAATGAAAGACATTCAAGCTGAATTAGGTAACGAAGAAGAAATAGAAGATACTGATTTCGATTCAGAAGAACAAACAGATTTACAATGAAAAAAAGATTTTTAATAGATCAAAAAGGTAAATTAATTCCTATAAGGGCGGAAGAGCCAAAACCTCGTAAAAAACCCTATAAAGGTGATGGTGTAGGTACTGGTTTCAGATTTGTTAATTTATCAAGAACTGAGAGACATAAATTGAGTTTATCTCAAAAAACAAGGGAAATTAACCCTTCGATAGAAGAGATTATGCCTATAACGCCTATAACCGGAAAAGTCCTTGTTATCATTCCTGCATATAATGCGGAAAAGACAATAAGAGAATCCATAAATTCTGTATTACAACAAAGTTATAAAGATATTTTAGTTGTTGTTGTTAATGACGCTAGTACAGACGAAACTCTCAATATCATAAAATCTATAGATGACCATAGATTAAAATGGATCGATAAACCTATAAATGGAGGAACCTACGAAGCTATTAATTCAGCATTATATCAATATGAAGAATCTTTTGATTTTTTTACAATTCATGGATCTGATGATATGATGTTGGAAGATAAAATAGAAATTCAATTAAGATCTTTTGAAGATCCTAATATACTTGCTTCTTCTGCCGGATATCGTAGAATAAATTTTGAAAACGGACAAACTATAACGGAATTTACTTACGGTGAATCGATGGTTATCTATGACAAAAAAGTTTTTGAAGAATTAGGTTATTACGATAATACTCGTTTTGGAGGAGACACCGAATATATCGATAGGTTTTTATTGACTTTTGGTGAAAAATCTATAAAAAGAAATTCAATCATATTAAGCAATTGCTATGTTAGTGATTGGAATTTAACTAAGAAGATTAGAAAGGAAGAAAGAAGAAAATATAGCGAAGCTTACAAAACTAATCATAGATCATTAAAAGATCTTTATGTTGGATATTTTTTTAAGGATATCATCAAAGTGATTATGTTATCGGTTGGAGATTTTGCTGGAAGTGGGAATAAAATAAAAGAGGCGATATTAAGCCAAGATAAAAACATAGAAATGTATTCTGTTGTGATTAAGAGTCATAAATATGGATATCCTTCAGATTTCATTCTATCGGAAAAAAATAGAGAAGAAATACAGAAACTTATAGATGATTGTGATATCATTCATTTTAAGGGGGATGATTTGCCAAAAAGAAATTGGTACGGATTAACCATTCCTGAAAATAAAAAAATAGTATTAACCGTTGGAGGTAGCGGATTCCGTAGAGGAGACGATCCTAGATTATGCTTAGAATGGCATCCTATTAAAGATTATTTAGAAATTACGGATTTTAGAAGTACTATAACACCAGACCTTAATTATCCAGAATTCAAAGGGGTTTATATACCACATGCTATTGACGTCGATTCTGCTCCATACACTTTCAAAATAAAAGATAAATTGACAATACAACATTCTCCTTCTATGAGAGAAAAAAAAGGAAGTGATAATATAATTTTACCGGCTTTATATGAACTGAAAAATGAAGGATTTGATTTTGATATTGACCTAATAGAAAATGTTTCAAATTATGAATGTATTGAAAGAAAAAAGAAAGGAAATATATTTATTGATCAAATTTGCGAAACTGGGTTTTATGGAATGTCAGCCATTGAATCTATGCAATTTGGTATACCAACAATAGCATATATCTCGGATAAATCAAAAATCCAGTCAAATGGTATAATTTCGGAATCTTCTAAAATTTTGAATGTAAAAGATAAAGAGGAACTGAAAGATTCTTTACGATATCTATTGAACAATCCACAAATTTTGGAAACTCTTTCTATAGAAACTAAAGATTATGCAAGTAAAATTCATTCATATTATCACGTAGGGAATCTTTGGATAAATTTTTACAAAAAAATCCTAGAAAAACAAAAAAGAATTTTATTATCTCAATATAGACCAGCAATAAGATTATACAAATGGGCAAAATCACTAAAAAAATTAGGATATTCGGTAGAAATAGTTTCGACCGGAGAACCTATACATAACATAGATTTTTCAGAATTCAAAATCCATAAATATGATAAAAATTTAGATTATTCTAAACTCTACGATCTACATATATCTTTTAATACAAACATTAAGTCATTGAGTCATATTAACATCAAAACGATACAAGCAGTTGGTGATCTAAAATCTTATTATGAAGAAAACAAAAATGACGAAAAGAAATCATTTGAAGATGCTAATAAAATAGTTTTTGTTTCTGAAAATCAAATGAACGAAGCTTTGAAATTTTATCCAGAAATTAAGGAAAAATCTTATGTTTTGGTAAATGGTATAATTTCTGAATTAAGACAAAAGAAATCAAAAAATAAACTGAATAATGGATTTATTAATCTTGTTTATTCAGGAACTATTTCCGATAACGTGGAAAATCATAGATATTTTTACAAATTTTTTAAGAAAATTAGCGAAAGTAAAGAAATAAAATTACATCTTTATCCTAGTGCGGTTGGTCTTCCTAAAATATACGAAGAATTAGAAAACGTTATCCTTCACAAAACGATTGATCCGATAGATTTGATCGAAGAATTAACTCAATACGATTGTGCACTTCTATATTTGGAAGGTAATAAAATGATAGCTGATTCTATGCTCCCTAATAAAATTTTTGAATATCTCCAAGCAGGATTACCAATAGTATCAGGAGATTATGCAGAAATAAGAAAATTAAATAACAACGAAAATTATATACAATTTTTTAGCGATGAAAATGATATCGTCGAAAAAATAAAAAAATCTCTTAAAATAAGGGAAGATCTACAAAAATCAAAAGTTGTTTCCTATGAGGATCAATCTAAAAAAATTTTAGAAATAATCGAATCATAAATATGTTCAAAGTAAAAGAATATAAAGAGGAAAATGAAGATGACAGAGTAATCTGGACCACTGCAAAAGTTGAAAAACTTCTTGTAGCTATGGAAGAAGGCTACAATACATCGGAAAATCCCTTCTATGAAGGAAATCCTGATTATAAAAAAGGAAACATCGTATTTGAGTATACAGATATCGAAATAGAAGAACTTAAAAAATGTGCAAAAGATATTATACATTTTGCTAACACCTATTGTCAAGTGATGACCGATGAAGGTTATATGAATATTCGATTAAGACCTTATCAGGAAATGGTTCTTCGTTCATATCAAGAAAATCGATGGAATATCTTTCTAGCTCCTCGACAAATCGGTAAAACTATTACATCTTCGATATTTTTGACTTGGTATCTTCTATTTCACTTTGATAAAAACGTTCTTCTTATGTCTAACAAAGGGGCTACAACGAAAGAAATTATGGATAAAATTAAGGCCATTGTTGAAGGTCTTCCTTTCTTTCTTAAGCCAGGAATTATTAAAAAAGACGTAATGGCGATGATGTTCGATAATAAATGTCGAATCATTGGCCAAAACACAACCAAGACCGGTGGTATTGGTTTTACCATTCACCTTTTATTCCTAGATGAGTTTGCTCACATTCAAGAAAGTATTAAACGACCTTTCTATGAAAACGTTTATCCTACACTTTCTTCATCTAAAATTTCTCGTGTAATTATTACAAGTACGCCTAATGGATATGATCTGTTTCATGATTTATACGATGCTGCAATTAATGGGATAAATGAATACACTGCAATTCGAGTAGATTGGTGGGATGTTCCTGGTAGAGACGAAGCCTGGAAAGCTAGAGAAATAGCCAATCTAGGATCAGAAGAGGCTTTCAATCAACAATACGGTTGTCAATTCCTTTCTTCTTCATCTCTTTTACTTTCATCTGAAGAACTTTTACGTTTAAGGAAAAATGAAAAGGACTTTGAATTTCGAGAGATCGATCCTTTAGACGATCTATGTATAGATTATTCTGGACTGAGATGGGATCCTGATTTTGATGTTGATGAAATCGAATCGGATAAAAATTTCTTTATGATGACCATAGACCTTTCCGAAGGAGTGGGAAGAGATTATACTGTATTCAATATATTTAAGATTCAAGAGATTGAAGAAATTGATATGCAATCTATTAAATCTCCAGGATCTATATCTGATTTCTTTGGAATCGATCAAATCGGTATATTCAGATCCAATCTTCATTCAATTGATGATGTCTCTAAGATACTCTATACTCTCTGTGTTAACTTTTTCAATCAAGAAAATCTTCGATTAGTCATAGAATACAATACATACGGATCCCATCTAATTAAAAATCTTGTCACCCTCTATCCCTCATCTAATGATTTTGACGAAGAAACGATTGTTAGATACTATCACCGAGTAGGTGCAAGAACTAAAAATTTAGGACTAAGAATACAAAAAGATTCTAAAAAACTCTTTTGTGAGAAAGCAAAAAAACTTATATCCGAAGGAAGAATAAGAGTAAAAGAAAAGAAATCAATACAAGAAGCTGAGCTATTTTCGAGAAATCCGAACGGAACATACTCAGCACAGGCCGGAAATGACGATATTATGATGACAATTATAAACAGTTCTTCGTTTTTTGATACGATAGATTATATTGAAATTGTGGAAGAGTATTTTGACTTTATTGAACCGGAAAAGCAAAAAATTATTGAGTCCTTGTTGGAATTTACCGATAAAGGTGATGACGATTTGTTCGATTTCTACTAAAACATTTTATTCGAACCGAGATATATACAGTAAAAAAATAGTATAATAAAATGGCACTTTCACCAAGTTTACAACAATTCAAATCTTCAGGTGTTTATCGTCTAGAATTTGACAAGAGCCAAATTATCAATATCCCAGCTGAGACTATTCGTCTTATCATTGGATTCTCAAAGAAAGGACCCTTCAACACTCCAGTGTTTGTTCAAGATTCAGTTTTCTTTAAGACTATCTTCGGAGATATTGATACAACTTTGGAAAGAAAAGGATCGTTCTTTCATAGAACCGTTCTTACTTGTTTAACTAGAGGACCTGTTATTGTTTTGAATTTACTTAAATTGACCGATGCGGATACCAGTCAATTTAGAACTGTTTCTACTTCTTCAACAATGACAAATAACTCGGTTCAAACTGCACCAGTTACAGAATTTTTCAACACAGATAAATTTTGGTTTACTGATGCTAGAACTTTTGTTGATTATGCAAATGCAGAACAACCTATCACTAAAAAGCTTCTTAATTTAGCTAACGTTGGTAGAAAAACAATCTCCGTAATTACTAAAAAATCAGATATTTTAGGATTTGAAATCTTGGCAAAAGATTGGTTCCAAGTTGGACAGATTCCAGAATATATGAATGAAAATGACTACATTAACGATTATATGATCGATTTAATCGTAGTTGAAGGTGACTTCTCTGATTATTCATCTCTTGCAATCGACCCTATTTTCGGTCCTTATTTCGATGCTACTGGTCTTAAAAAGACTTATGTAGACCAATTTGGATTTACAAGAAACGGTTTAGATTCTTTCCTTGCATTAGATAACGTTAACGTTCTTGGAGTTTATACTGGAACTTTAGCTCCAGAATTCCAATCAAAAAATGGTGAAAATCTTTATATTCAAGATCTTGTTAACCTTGAAACTTCTAAAACCGGACTTCTTTTAGGATTCGATAACGAATTCTTAGATGATTCTCCTCTTGAAGTATCAGGAGATTTTATTGATTTAGTTGGTCATACAATTGAATCCGAAGAACCTACATCTTTAGACTTCTTGTCTTACTACGGAAGTATAATCGAAACTAAAGAATACGATCAAAAAGGTGGAGTTACTCCATTCGTAATTGCTGCAACTGCTGGACAAACAGGAGCTAACGTTTTAGTTCAAAAATCAGCTTCATTAACAGGTGCTACCGCAGTTCAACCAGGGTATTTTGACAAGATGGTTATTTACGGACCAAATGCTGATGCGGTAACAAACGGCGCCTTTGATTCTGCCTTTGCTTCAACTGAAGATTTTATCGCTTTCGCTTCTATAGTAAATAATGGAAATGTATTCGTTGAAGCTCAAGAAAATTACTCAGCAAATGGAATTAATTACTCAAAAGTTATTGATTCTGTATTGAGTGTTTCTGCTGAAACTCTAACTCTTCAAATTTCATTAACTGTTGAATCTGGTGTTACTGGACCTACATCTACTGCAATAAGTTACCTTTCAATAGAAAACGGACCATCTGCGATAACAAGTGCCGGTGGAACCGCTACAATTTATGTTAATCTTTTAGATCAGGTTGAAGGTGACTTTACTAACGTATTTGGATTGGTTAATTCCGACATCTATCAAGATAACTTAAATGGTATTTTAATTGACGGAGATAGAGTTTTAATAAGCGGTACTGCTACTTATGGATATTCTGAATTTGTTAGATTCAATGATAACGATTTAACAAGTACTCCATTCGACTTTGCTTCCGGACCTTCTCCAGTTCTTTCTCATGTTGTTAACTGGTTACAAGTAGACGCTTACGAAAATTCAGATCTTACTGGAGCTACTGCAATTAACGTTTCTTCTCCTTTCGAATTCAAATCACTTACAGGAGACATTAACGAATCTCTTCCTCTTTGGACAGGAGTTACATATACAAATCCAGTAACTAGCGTTTGGTTAGATAACAGTGCTTCTGGACCTTATGGATTGGGTGGATTTATTGGAAAGATCAAAAAAGGACAATATCTTGTAATGAATTTTGGTGGAACTGCTACTCCTACTAAAATCGATCCTAACACAGGTAAATCTCGTTTAACTAAAGTTATTTCTGTACAAGAGATATCTGATCCTACAAATACTTATTACCAAAAAATTAAAGTGACTACAAATCAACCAATCTTTATTAAGACCGGTAACGAAATCGAGAGATATAAATCAATCGAAAACTTTGTTTCTCACTATAGATTCCATACATTAGGTGGTTATACATTAACTTCTAGTATGATGCCTGATGGTACTTTAGATCGTCAAAATGAAATCCTAGATGTTATGTACGATACAGGAATTTACAATGCTCTTATCGACAGAGAAGTAATTACTTATCGATATATTGTTGATACTTTTGAAGGAGGAATCGAGCCGGCATCTAAAGTAAAACTTTCTAGACTTGCTAAAGCTCAACAATCTTCATTGGCAATCTTAAATATGCCTTCAGTAAAACAATTTAGAGATAGCACTAATCCTCTATTCAAATTCGATTCAACATCTACATTTGAAGCTAGATATATTGCAGACGGAGGTAACTTAGATCTTAACCCATCTAATATCTTCTCTTTACCAGGAATCGCTGACGGAGCTAACTATGCTGCCTTCTATGGTCCTAACATGACTGTTAGAGAAAATGGATCCAACAAATCTATTCCACCGGCTGCTTATGTTTCTAATCTATTCATCGATAAATATAATTTAGCTCTTCCTTACTCAATCGTTGCCGGACCTCGTAGAGGTGTAGTAACAGGAGAAGGGGTTGTAGGGGTTGAATATGCATTCGATAGAACAGATCTAGACGCAATCGAACCTTTCGGATATAATGCAATTCTTAACAAACGAGGATTTGGATTAGTAATTAACGCTAATCAAACTGCTCAACAAACTGTTAAGTCAGCTCTTTCTCAAATTCACGTAAGAGAGTTATTAATTTACATCCAAGACGGAATCGAAGCTATTCTTAAAAATTACCGTTGGGAATTCAATACTGCTCAAAATCGTTTAGAAATTAAAACGTTAGCAGATAACTTCTTAACTCAGATTCTTTCTGATGGAGGGGTTTACGACTTCCAAAACGTAATGGATAGCTCTAACAATACACCTGAAATTATCGATTCTAATATCGGTATCCTTGATACTTATGTTGAACCGGTAAGAGGTATGGGAATCCTAATTCATAGAACTACAATTCTTAAAACAGGAGCTATAGCAACAGGTAACTTCATCTAAAAAATTAAAGTCTAAAGAGGAGGCTACGGCCTCCTCGAATGGACCTTAGATAAATAAAAAATAAAGATATGAAATTAACAAAAGAACAAGTTCTAGGCATTGTAAGACACACATTAACATTTATTGGTGGTATTGTTGTTATGAAAGGTCTAGTTGACGAAACTACAGTAACTGAAATTATTGGTGGAATCGTTACTTTAACTGGTACAATTTGGTCAGTAATCGCAAAAAATAAATAAATAAAAAACATGGCAGGTTTATCACATTTCCTAAACAGTAGAGCTTCTACTAAGTACTACGAACCTATGTATCAAAACCTTTTTGAGGTTACGATACTTCCACCAGCTTCTGTTTCAGGTGGTGAACTACTTATAGAGCATGTCAACAAAATAGGTGGTTTAACTCAGGATAAAGGTTCTGAAGTTGTTGAACAAAAATACAAATGGGCTACTCGTTCTTATGCAACAGGTGTTCCTACGAGTACAGTTGTAGATTTAACTGT